GTTGTCCCGTGCCGAGCCAAAGGGGCTCGGTGCAAAACACCGAGTCCTAGGAGTGTTGCCTGATGGCATTCACCGATCCAATTTCACTGACGATCAATGCGGTGCCGTACACCCTACCGAAAACATCGGTAGAAGGAGACGATACATCGTATCAAACGTCAGATGGGCTGATTGTCGTAAAGGCTTCGCATACCTATGCGAAGCGCAATAGACATCTGCTCAGGATCGATCATTCCAAGATCACCGCTGATCCGTTTATTCCGGCGACGAATGTCAAGATCGGTAGCAGTTGCTACGTGGTCTTTGACATGCCGACGGCGGGATATACGGCCACGGAGATGTTGCAGATCTACCAGGGCTTTAAGACCTGGTTTACTGCATCATCGGATGCGGTCATCACCAAGCTTCTTGGTGGTGAATCGTAGGGGAATTGGTATACATGTCACCTTCGAACAATTTTCGTCGGTGGCCTCGCCCTCCTTTGGTAACAGAGGAGTTGCGAGTCCGCAGGCGATTGAACGAAGAGGAACTGTATACCAAGAAGCTCTCGCGGCAGCTACTAACGCTCCTAGCGGAGCATCCCGACATCAGCCCAGAAGCAAGATCAAGAATCGCAAGGTTCTTGCTCTCGCAATTCTGAGTCTGATACAGGGTTTAGTAGTTGTTGTGAATGAGGTCTTCGACGTTGTCGGAGCCCTGCACTTCACTTAACTGCCTGAGCTTGTCTTGGATATACCAAGGCACCTCGTGGTTCTTCTCCATGAAGTCACAGTCCGTGTAGGTCTGTGGAATCTAAGGAACTATTCTTAGATTTGGAGAAGAGAGAACCATCGGGCTAAGGAAAGATTACCTCTATTTAAGGAGGGTCTTTGAAAAGCCTGATAGCACTCTGGGCAGCAATGGCCGATGACTTGGCCATTGCTTGCTGCACCAGCGCCACGCTTGACAAGAAAACGGTCAAGCGGAGAGTCAAATGCGAGGGGCTATCGTTTTTAACGATAACCCTGCCTGACCTCGGAAAAGCCACCCAAAAGTGGCTGGACCAAGGTCACGCGACATTCCATCCCTCGTTTTACTACAGACGAGGGAGAAGTCTCCCTGAATTTCTTCAGGGTTTCTTCGGTCGCGTATTTGACCCTGTATCTGGCGTGTTGCTTGATGAACCAGACATCGATGCAATCTTTGCCATACGTCAGCTAACGTTGACGTTTGGAAAGATTCTTCACCCTTGCAGTGATGCACGAGTGAAGAAAGCGATGTCTGACTTTATCAAGTGTGAGCGTGAAGTCCGAGAATTCGACTCAAAGCTCGCAGAAAGCGATCTCCGCGACTTTGAGAACATGTCGAATTTGCTCTTCGGTAGGGTGTTCGCAAAAATGGATAGTGATATCCACTATGGAACTCTCTTGCCCAGGCATGGACCAGGCGCTACCGCGGACCGTCTTTCCTCTAATGGAAAGTACAATCTGCGGTCCTGGACCACTCGACTCGAGCAGTGCTTTCCTGCTCATGAGTTCCTCCTTCCTAACCTCAATTTTATTGAGGAGTTGGATGAGGAGTCCTTCACCGAACCTGGTGCTGAAACGCCCGTGAGGGTGGTTTCAGTGCCTAAAACGATGAAGACACCTCGGATTATCGCGATTGAGCCTGCTGTTATGCAGTACATGCAGCAAGCAATTTTGCGATGTTTCCTTGATCACTTTGAAAGGGATAACCTCCTTTCAAAGATGATTGGCTTCGATGACCAAACTCCTAATCAGAGAATGGCTCATCAAGGCTCAATCGATGGTCAGACGGCAACACTCGATCTGAGTGAAGCATCTGATCGTGTCTCCAATCAGCTCGTTCGAGCGATGTTACGTCGCTGGCCGCATTTGCATGCGGCGGTTGACGCAACTCGTTCTCGGCGGGCCGACGTACCTGGTGAAGGCGTTATACGCCTTGCCAAGTATGCGTCGATGGGTTCAGCCCTCTGTTTTCCGATGGAAGCGATGGTTTTTACAACCATTATCTTCCTAGGAATTCAGAGGTCGCTCAACACGTCACTTACCAGAAGGGACATTAAGTCCCTTTCTGGATCGGTGCGTGTCTATGGGGATGATTTGATTGTCCCCATTAGACAGGTGCGTATGATCGTTCAAACCCTCGAACATTTCGGTGCTCGAGTTGGTTTGAGCAAGTCCTTCTGGACCGGAA